GGTGTCGAGCGTCGCTGTCTCTACGGAGGTCGCGTGCGCCGACATCTCCGCCATCTTGATGTCGCCCATCTCCTCGACCTCGAGGACGGTGGCGCGACCACCAATGCGGTCGATGGCAGTGCCGAGGTACGCCAGCTCTTCCGGTGTGGCGATCTCGGCAGCGGTTTCGATCTTGGCTTTGATCGCGCGAACCGCATCGCGCAGCAAGGGGTCTTTGGCCATGGGGTGTGCTCCTTAAAAGCCGAACTGGTGAAACACCCGCAGTTGCTGGCGGTGCAGACGTTCGGTGAGTTGGTCTTGCCCCTGCTGGGTGGACGCCACCTGCGCGGCCACATCCGCATCGATGCGGGTGATGGCCTCACGCAGGTTGAGGACGTCTTCAGACAGCAGGTGCTCGGGGTGCGGCAGCGGGTAGCCGCGCGGCGTGCGCTCCTGTGTCATCACTCACCCCCGTCAGGTGACGATGACGCGCAAGTTGCGCACGAAGGGCCGGTGCTGGGGTGTTCCCGACAACGCCAGCTTCACGCGCGTGGTCCGGTCGGCCCCGACCCCGACGAGGCTGGTGGCCTTGTAGGTACGTTCCACCCAGCCGTTGCCGACTTCCACACCCGAGGACAGCGACAGCGCCTGGAAACTACCCGACGTACCGGACTCCGCCTGCACCGTCACGCTGGACGTTCCCGGCGTGAGTGCATCGAAGGTCACCGAGACGTTGAAGGTGGCCGCAGCGGGAATGGAGCGCGACAGGTAGTCCCCGGCCGCTTCGAGCGTGCCGAAAACCAGTTGCGCGCCCGGATACAGGATCGGGCTTGCCGTCTCGGTACCCGTCAGCTTGGCCGACACCGCCAGGTTGCCCGAGAGCTTCTCGCTCAAGGCCAGCCCCTGGTCTTCCGACAGGGTGTAGATCCGCCCCTGCGCATCGGTCGCCAGAAACTGCACATCGGTGCCGGCGGCAGGACGCTCAACACCTGCAAGTGCCATCACATCCGACAGGTTGGTCACCGTGTACTGGCCCAGAGATACTGTCTTGGACTGCTGCGAGAAGCGGCACCCCAAGAGCCGGAAGGTCAGGTCCTGCGTCTGGTGCGGGGTCCAGGTGATCCCGTTGGAGGACGAGAGCAGCACGCCGATCTGGTAGGGCTGTGCCGTCACCCAGCCGGTGCGCGGGTCGTACTTGCCCAGTTCCGCCACCGACACCGCGTGGTTGGCATCATCGGTGAGCACCACCAGGGCGTACTCGCGGTTGGCCTCCAGCGCCACCGGATCGAGGGTGATGCGCGTGGCATTGCCATCGGTCTTGATGTCAGACGCCAGCAGTCGGCCTTCGGTCAGCACCGTGGTGGTGGGCATACCGACTTGCGTCTCGCGGATCTGCACGATGACGGGTGCCGATCCCCCTTTGGTGGTGAACCACAGCTCCAGCCCACCGATGGTCCGGCGCTCGGGCAGCGTGAAGGTCTGGGCCAGCGGGTCCCAGCGGCGGATCACCGTGGTCAGAATGCGACGGCGGGTTTCGGTGACGATCTGGCCGCGCCCGACGTAGGTCGCCGAACCATAGCTGCCACCCGCCCCAAGAAACTCCACCAGCTTCGCCCCCGCCGGAATCGCCTGCGGGATCTGGAAGCTGCCCGTGAGCAGCCCGGAAGCGTTGGCTGCGGTGCCCGCAGGCTGGCTGATCTGAATGCCATCGAAGCGCAATTGCGCCAGGGCTTCGCTTGGCCCGAACCCCATGACGGTGTAGGCCACATTGAGGCTGCGCAGAAACTGCGCTTCTTCGATGGAGGAGGCCAGCACCTGTTCCGAGCGCCGGGTCTCGACCACCTGTTCGAGCACACCGCTGCCGGTGATCAGACGCTCGGTCACGTCCGACGCCCAGGTGGTGTTGGTCACCGTGAACTGGTCCACCGCGGGATTGAGCGTCACCCGGGCCGGTACCGGCTCGAAGGCCTGGTAAGGGTTGATCTTCATCGACCCGGTGCGCGCCAGTTGCTCGATCACCGGGGTCAGGGTGTAGTCCAAGGTGAGCAGCGCATTGCCGTTGTCCTTGGCGTGCTGGGCGGATGCCGTGATCGGCAGCGTCAAGACGCCTGCCACAATCGCGCCGGTTTGCGCCACGCCCTGGTCACGCAAATCGTCGTCGAGGAAGTTGTCGACGTAGAGGCCCTTCTTGGCGGCCGGCTCCCGGATGTTGGCATCCACACGCAGGCGCTCCAAGGCCATCAGATCGTAAAGATCCGCGATCTGGCGCTGCATCGCGGTGAGTTCCGAGACCTTGATGGTGCGGATCGCCACGTTGCGCACAGCGGGTTCCGAACCACTGCGCCAGTCGTAGGCGATCTCGGCCAAGGACAGGCGCGAAGCCGGTACGGTCGGCGCGACGGGATTGCGTACCTGGCTGATGCCCTTGATGCGCTCGACTTGGCCATCAGCGGTGAGTGCCAGCACATCGACGCGCGGCAGCTTCCACTGGTAGTCGATGTACATCGTCGATCCCTGCACGACCCCGGTCGCCTTGAAGCCGGTATCGGTCAGATCGGTGGGGGTGATGCTGGCGATGTACTGGTAGGTCACCTGATAGCTCGATCCCGGTGCGGGTTCGGCGCCACCTGGGCTCCAGTCGATCTCATCACCCACCACCTTGTAGTCGGTACCTTGGGTGTAGGTCGTGCCGCCTTGTTTGACCTCCAGCACCGCGACCACGGTCGGTTCAGTCAAGACATCGCGGCTGCCAGTGAAGGCGCCATGGACCACCGTCTCGGTCTTCTGCTGCGTGACCTTGATATCGATCACCTGCGCCAAGGGTGGGCGGTTGATTGTGACGACCATGGAGCCGTCACCGCTGTCATTGAACACCTGAGGTTCCGAGGACACCCGCTGCAGATCCGGATCGATGGGCAAACGCAGGCGCTGCGACTGGCTGCGTTCGACCTTGAAGCCATCGATGTTGGCGCGGCCTTCGGCGACCGAGCAGATGTGCTCTTGGGCATCGGCATCGGTGCTCAGGAATCGGACACCCAACCCTTCGGTGACGTAGTGGCCGTTGGCGTCATAGTCGTAACGGGCCAGGCTCGCAATCACGCCATCGAGCACCGGCGGCTGGCGGCGGTTCTCAAGGATGCCGTTGTCCAGCGCATAGACGGCGTGGAAGTCGCCGGGCTGACCGTCACTGGTTCCGGCACCTTCCCAGCCCCAGGCAAGGGTCTCCTGCAGACGCCCGGCACCGGGCTCCTGGTAGTTGCGCACGCCGACGGCGGGTTCGCGCAGGTTGGGGTCTTCGAGTTCGGTGACAGTGCGCATCGTAAAACGCACACCGACTGCCACACGGCCATCGACTGGGACTGTAAAGGTGGTAGCCGGGACCTCGCGCACGGCGCCGCGCAGATAGACGCGACCAGCTTCCAGCGTCACAAGGCCGGTATCAGCCTCAATCTGCAGGTTGGCACCGCTGACGATGTCGCCGTCCTTCAACAGCGCATCGGCCACGCCTTGCAGGCGGTGGATCAACGCGCTCTGGATCTCGTTGAGTTCCCGCGACTGCAGGCCGTCGCCCGCACGGAACAGGAGCTGGGTGTAGTGCTTAGCCGGGTCAAACAGGTTGTAGTAACGCTCGATCATGGGTGGCCTCGCTTAAAACGTGACGACGAATTCGAAGGTCTCGCGCGTGCTGGGCTGGCGCACGATGGGCACCGAGTTCTGCAGCACGAGGAGGATGCCGGGCTCAACGACTTGGCTCGGCACGAAGAATTTCTGCCCAACGGGCAATTGAGGATCGGTCTGGGTGCCGACGAAGAGGCCTTGTTCGCGCACCACGCTGGTGGCGGCATCCTCGAAGTCAAAACGCACCCGGATGAACAGGTGATTCGTCGGCTCCGTGACGAGTCGATAGCGCCCGGTCGGCACCACGATCTCCCCCTCGGGGTCGGCGGCAACGAAATGCACCTCATCGACCACCCGGCGTCCGACCTCGCGCAGGAGCGCCGTCTGGCCGATGGACTCGGGCGGATGGGACACCTTGAATTGGACCGTGACGTCACCCTGTTCGGGGATGCCGCTGCCGGGCAAGGTCGACGAGGCCTTGCAGCACGCGGACCAACTCCAGTGCCCGTCGCAGATCGCCGTGCGCGCCCAGGGCCGTTACACCGAAGTCGTCGGGGTGCGCTTTCCGTGATCTGCGCCATTTGCCGGCGAGAAGCCCGAGGGTTCGGCTTTGCGCCCCGTCTGATCCGTGTCCAGGCACCCATCGTGAAGCTGTGCTCGATGCGCTGCCTGGACCTTACTGCGAGGTTAAAGGGAATGATTGATCCCAATACACATGAACTGAACGCACTGGTCGCCGCCAGTGCCGAGGGCGGCGCCTATGTCGAGTCGCTCGCCAAGACCGACCTGGCGTTCTTCACCGCCCAGGAGTGGGCCACGCTGGTCGAGGTGATCATCACCGCCTTCCAGGACCACCTGCGCGAGGCCTATGCCGACGATCCGCCGTTCTGAGGAGCCCATGATGACCACACCGAATTACATGGCGAAGCTGGGGGCCACCCTGGTGGACCGGGGCTTTCCGATCCTGCCCGTTCAGCCGCGCAGCAAAAAACCGGGTATGTACCGCCAGGGCGCCTGGCACGACTACCCCAAGTGGAGCCGACACTGTGAGCGTGCCACCACCGAAAACGAGGTCGACATCTGGGGCGACTGGCCCGAGTCGGGCATCGGCATTGCCGCTGGCTGCGTGATCGGCATCGACATCGATGTGCTCGATGCCGACGTCAGCGTCCAGATCGAGGGACTGGCCAAGCGCCTGCTGGGGGACACGCCAGCGGTGCGCATCGGCCGCGCGCCGAAGCGCCTCTTGGTCTATCGCGCCGCCCAGTCCTTTGCGGGCTTCAAGTACCCGCCCATCGAAGTGCTGGGCCAGGGCCAGCAGTTCATCGCCTACGGCATCCACCCAGATACTGGGCAGGCCTATGACTGGCCGGTGGAGAGTCTGGCCGATCTGAACATCAGCGATCTGCCGGCGATCACCGAGGCGCAGGCCCGAGAGTTTGCCCAGGAAGCCTACGCGCTGATCCCGCAGGCCTTGCGCCCCAAAACCCTGAGCGTAGGCCGGCAGGCAGTGGGGGCGATCAAGGCGGGCGAGTGCGCCAACCTGCCCGAGCAGCGCGGTACCTTCGCGGCGGTTGAGGATGCGCTCGCCTACATCATCAATGCGGATCTGGACTACGACAGCTGGGTGCGCATCGGCATGGCGATCAAGGGGGCGCTGGGGGACGCCGGCTGGCCGCTCTTCGAGCGCTGGTCGGCGAGTTCGCAGAAGTTCGAGCCCAAGACCACCGCCCAGGCCTGGCGCAGCTTCGCGCCGCAGCGCATCGGCGCGGGCACGCTCTACAAGTTGGCGCTGGACAACGGTTGGCATCCGGCGGCCGATCTGCAGCTCAACGGCGAGGTCGTCGCAGAGGGCGTGCATCCGGCGCAGGGGTTGATCGATGGGCTGCACCAGGGGCTGCTCGACGGCCTGCTCGAGCAGAGCGAACCGGACGCCTATCGCCCGCCGCCTCCCACACCGCTGCCGGCAGGTTGGGACGCGGTCGATGGCGTGCTGGGCGAGATGATGCAGCTGATGATCACCACCGCCAAACGTCCGCAGCCCGTGCTCGCGTTGGGGGCCAGCCTGTGCGCGGTCGGTGCGCTGATGGGGCGCAAGTACCGCACGGCGAGCAACATCCGCTCCAACCTGTACGTGGTGGGCATCGCCGAGAGTGGCGCTGGAAAGAACCACAGCCGGGTGGTGATCAACGAACTGTTTCGCCGCGCCAACCTGCTGCAGTACCTGGGCGGCAACAAGATCGCTTCGGGCTCGGGCCTCCTGACCGCGCTGATGCGCCAGCCCGCGATCCTGTTCCAGTTGGACGAGTTCGGGATGTTCCTGGCCGCTGCGGCCGACAGGAAGCGTTCGCCGCGCTATGTGACGGAGATTCTCGATCTGATGACCGAGCTCTACACCACCTCGGGCACGACCTACTTCGGCGTCGAGTACGCCAGCACCCAGCATAACGATGCGCACCGGGCGATCCACCAGCCCTGTGCCTGCATCTATGGCACCACGACGCCGCTGCACTTCTGGCAGGCCCTGCAGGCAGCCAACGTCGCTGACGGGTCGCTGGCGCGCTTTTTGATTCTCGAGAGCGAAGAGGACTTCCCGGACAGCAACGAGGTGTTTGGCTCCATCGATCCGCCGCAGGGCTTGATCGACACACTGGTCTTGATCCACGAAGGCGGCGGCAAGCTCAGTGGCAATCTGGCCAACATCGGTGCGGTGGCCGAAGTGGAGGTCGAACCGCTGGTGGTGCCGACCGCCCCCGAGGCGCAGGCAGTGTTTCGGGCGCTGGATCAGAACTTGTTGCAGGAGTTGCGCCGGGCGCGCGGCTCGGGGCTGTCCTCGATCCTGGCGCGCATCGAAGAAAACGCTACCAAGCTCGCCTTGATCCGTGCGGTTTCGCGCGACCCGGTGGCCCCGCAGATCGAGGCGGCGGATGCGGCGTGGGGCGCCATGCTCGCGCGCCACTGTGCCGAGCTCACCATCCGTGAGGTCGCCGCCCGCGTGTCGGAGAACCCGACCGAGTCGAACCACAAGCGCTCGCTGAAGATCTTGCAGGACGCCGGTGCGCAGGGGATGAGCAAGAGTGAGTTCACGCGTCGCACCCAGTTCATGGATTTGCACCAGCGCGACAGTGTCCTCAAAACCTTGGTCGAGGCGGGCTTCATCGCTGTCGAGCAGCGTCAGGCCCGGGGTCGGCCGGGGCAGTGGATTCGCTATCTGGGCGACGAGGAGGGGCGATGCTGATCGCGACGAAGTGCCAATACTTCATTACTTCAATATTTCAAGGCTTCATCCTTCAGAGAGACATATATACAGACACCCTGTACACGCGTACCCCTATTCACGGGTTCATTTCTGCCCTCGCGCGCGGGCGCGGTATACATATAAAGAATCAAAAATTGATCTTTGATTGAAATATTGAATGAATGAAATATCTATATATCCAGGGAGGGTGTCTATGTGAAGAAATGAAGAATTGAAATAAGCCCAGACGCCTTGCCAAGCGTCGGTCAGGCCCAGGCCTGCCCACCTGCAGCACCCTGCAGTACCCATCTCACCTGTACCTCATCCTTGTTGGACATGAGGGAGCAGCACCGACCCTGACCCGGTCCGTGATCGCGCTCCTCCAGGTCGCTAACGCGTTCCTTGGAGGATCGATCGTGATCACCTCAACTGTCGCCCCGCATTCGGGGCTGGGGCAGCGTGCCCCGCAACCCAGGCATTTCGTCTCACCGCCCCAAGCCTCGGCCGCCACTGGTGTGCTGCGCCATACGGTCAGCGCCACCCTCTGGCGGACAGTGCCCGGCTACCTCGCCTACGAAGTCTCGGTCGATGGCCTCGTGCGCCGCTGCCAGGGCTTTCGCTGCCGCCGCGCCCACCGGGTCCTGGTGCCCTTCATCCGCCCCAACGGCTACGCCCAGATCCTGCTGTACCAAGGGGGCAAGCGCCGGCGCTTCGGTGTGCATCAGCTCGTTGCGTTGGCCTTTCTTGGTCCCAAGCCGTCGCCCCAGCACGAGGTGGCGCATCTGGATGGCCAGCGCCTGAACAACCACGTCAGCAACCTCGCCTGGCTGCTGCACAGCGAGAACGAGCGCCACAAGGACCTGCACGGCACCCGCCTGCGTGGCTCGCAGATCGGCAACGCCAAGCTCACGGAAGCCCAGGTGTTGTTGATCCGCCAGGCCCTGGCCGTTGGCATCCGGCAGTGCGCCCTCGCGCAGACCTATGGCGTTTCCGATTCGACGGTGAGCCTGATCGCGCGCGCCAAGACCTGGAGGCACGTGCAATGAGAACGCTGGCACTGGACATGGGCTCACGCTGCGGCTGGGCCATTGGAAAAGCGACAGAGCAGGGATCGGGCCAGGTGTGCTCAGGTGTCTGGGACATCGCTCCGCGCCGAGGCGAATCGCCGGGCATGCGCTACCTGCACCTGCGCGCTCACTTGCAGCGCGTGCGCGCGGCCTATCCCGATCTGGCGGCTGTGTTCTACGAGCAGGCGCATCACCGGGGTGGCGCCGCCACCGAGTACGCCGTCGGTTGTGTGGCCACCGTGCAGGCCTGGTGCGCCGAGCACGGCATCGAACACGCGGCGGTGCACAGCGCCACCATCAAGAAGCACGCCACCGGCAAGGGCAATGCCCCAAAGGACGCGGTGATCGCTGCGATGCGTTGCCGTGGCTTCACCCCCGCCGACGACAACGAAGCGGATGCCTTGGCGCTACTCGATTGGGCGTTTGCCCAGGGAGGTGCGCGATGAACCCCACCTGCATCAGAACCGAGCGCAGGCGCCCACCGAAGCCTTTGGTCGGTCAGCGCATCCTGGAAAAAGTCCTCAACCGCCACACCGCTGTGAGCTGCCCCGAATCACGCTTGATCGTGGCGGTTATAGCCCGCGCCATTCACGACTGCCTGTCCTTGGGCAAGGGCGTCAGGCGCGAAGCCCGGCGTTTTCTGCTGGGCGATGACCTGGGCTTGTGGTGCGACCTGGTCGGCTTGCATCCGGACTTCGTGCGCCGCATCGCCCAACAGGCCGGTTATCTGGCCGACGAACAGCTGCACTGGGAAGGCGGGCATGCCAAGGCGCCTACCCAATCCCAGCACCAAACCGCCACCCCGTATTCCGAAGGAGCATCCGAATGAGCCCCACCTCTGTTTCCATCCCCTGCGCCCTCGGGCGTCTGGCCTCGCCGTCACCGGCCAGCAGCGACGAACTGCGCGCGATGCGTGCGGCTGCTTGGCACAAGCAAGGCGTCGTGGTCGTGCCGCTGGACGAGATCTACGACGAGTGGGATCGGGCCTTTCTGTCTGGCATCGCCACCAAGCTCTACGGTGCGCGCACTGCGGCTTCGCGCAAGAGCACACCTTGGGCCGAGGGCGAGATGATCGACCGGGGCGATGGCGAGACCTGGACGGTGGTGGCGACCACGGCCAAGTCCATCACGGTGCAGCGTGACCGCGACGGTGCGCTGGCGACCCTCGGACAACTCGGGGAGGCACGGTGATGACCAAAAAAACCCAACGGGCCAAGGTCCGGGCAGAACGTAAACCCCGGCTGGGCCAAGAGCACATTCGCCCGGATGGCAGCGTGATCCGCTACGTCCGCGAGGAAGACGATGACCGTAAGCCCGTCGACCACTACCGCACCGTAGACACGCTGGCGCTGATGCTCAAAAACGGCAGCATCACCGACGCCATGCACGATGCCGGCCAACAGTTCTCACAGGATTTCGCCCGAGCGTTCGGCAGTGGTGTCGCCAGTCCCAAGCTCGATGGTTTGCCAGGTGGCACGGCACCGGGGCAGATGATGGTCGAGAAAAACGCTGGTGCTGCGCGTGCGGTCCGGGATGCGCTGGATGCGGTGGGCGGCAACAGCAGTCCAGCCGGATCGGCGCTGTGGTATGTGGCCGGATTGGGCCAGTCGGTTCGGGAATGGGCTCTTCGCCAGGGCTGGGCAGGCAAGGCAATCTCCCTGCACGAGGCCAAGGGCATTCTGATCGCGGGGCTGGGGGTGTTGGCTCGGTACTATGG